CCTTGCGGCTGTCGCCATTGTTTGTGGCCCACACCGCAAGCTGATCGCCGCCTTGAAGTGAACTCACAGAGGAAAGTTGGTTAATGTTTGCCATGTTTTACTCCAGATCAAGGATGCTGTCAGATCCGACAGTCAGTGGGTCTTGCGGTGCGCGAAGGAACGGGTCGTTGTAGTAACGATAGCCCTTGTTTCCAGCGCCAGCAGGGATTGTCGCGTTTCCAAGCTGCATCTCAATCGGAAGCGCAGAGTTTGCAACAACTTCGTTATATGCACGCTTGGCAGATGCTTTCGTCTCAGGGCTGACAGTCTTGCCAAAGCCTCCAGAGATACGAACAGACAAGTTCAGACACATGGCCTCAATTGCGCTGTCAGGCACACCGATTTCTTGATCTAGGTCGCTGTCAGCAGGCGAGGAAGGCAACGGATACCCAAGGCGAATACCTTTGGCGTTCCACGTTGCCATCATGTTATCTAAGCGCCGCAATGCGCTCTCAAGCTGCTGCGGCTGCAAATCAAAGACATACGAAGCAAGACCGATTTCTTCGAATGCCTGTTCGACAATATCACGCTTCGTATATGCCATGTGTTATTCCTTAGCTTTGCGCTTTGCCGCAGGTTTCTTTGCGGGCTTCTTGGGTGCCTTGGCTTCGTCCGTTGACTTGGCCCAGCCCTCTTTCACCTTCGCAGCAACTTCACCTTCTTCAACAACGATGTAGTCAAAGCTGTCACCGTGGATCTGGTGCTTGCCTGGGTGTTTATAAAGCATAACGCTCATGTGAGCCTCCTTACTATTTTCAATCTTTTTCAACAGCGCCATCATTTCAGCTTTGTGCGCCTTTGAAATCGAGCAATCAATTCGAATAACTGTTGGCTTGCCGTCATCGTTTACAATGCCGCCATCGAGCCAGCATATGCCAAGCGCAACACGTTCAGCCGTTTTCCGCTCACGCGTTAGCTCAAGGCTATGTTGCAGCGCGCATTGAGGGCAGTTATCAATCATTAAACGGCCTCATTGAGTGTACTCCGATTTGAGACAGAAGCGCGGCCCCGCCCGATCTTTCCGCCTCTTGATCCTCGTAATACTGGCGAGAATACTTAGGCATTCCATCTGCCTTGCGTTTCTCTATTTCACGCTGAACGTCCGCCGCCATATTCTCAAACATAGCCGACAATTCGTCTAGGCCAGCCATCGGCAAGCGATCCATCCAGTCAATCGGGCGGGTAAAATTCGTATACCCATGAGCGTTTCTACTCCGATAAAGCATCACGATCATTCGGTCTATTTGATCTTTCTTGGGCATCAATCACGCCTCCTTCAAATGGGCTGGACGGACTGCGCGATTGCGCTGACCCACCAGATAACAAAGCACACGAACACAATCAGGAACCTCGCGCCCTCGCGCGCATGATATAAGTCTCGCAGAAAATCGATCATGCCTTCAACTCCCCTACTTCGTGTTCTTTCATGTCGTGCATTGCCCGGCAGCACATAAACTTATTGCCGTGTAAGAGGGTGTGAACTGTACCGCACTTCGGGCATTTTACACTGCGTGGTTCACCCATCTTTTTGCTCCTATAAAGAGTAGGGTGGGACCGAAGCCCCACCCAAAGATCATTAAGTCTGCGAGAACAGCATGATGCCAGCCATTTCAGGCTGAAGCAGCGCCACACCAAACAGTGTATCCCAACGATACTTTGTTTTCTGTGTGTTGATGTCGAACTGTTTCTGCATGACCAACTCAACACCCTGATCGGTTGTTGCGCGCATGATGTCAGCACCAGCATCTGTTGGAACTGCGAGCGAAGCTGGAAGCAGTTCGATCGCATCACGGTGCCAGAAGCAGTTCACAGCAGCGTCAGCAGTGTTCAGGAATGTGATCGCCGCGCCATCAGCAGGCGTTGCAGTCACGTTCTGATACTGTGCTTCTGCATCAGTCGAGCCACCGTTAGAAACGATCGCAGGGCTGATTGTGATTGTGCCTGAACCACCAGAACCAGATACGATGCCTGTGACGCGGAACGTCTTGAGCTGACCTGTGTCTTGCTTGGTGATGTGGTGAACAGCGTTTACGCCAGCGATGGTGAACGCGTCACCAACTTTGACTGTGCCTGAACCAACAGCAACGATCAGAGACTGTGTGCGGTTGTCTACGTTAGAAACCTCACCAGTCGCAGCAGTCGATGTTGCAGCAGGTGTGTGATACTGGTTTGCACCGTTGACAGTCACAGTTGTGCCAGCAGCCGCTGTGAGGCGGTTTGCATAGTCCATCTTGAATGTCTGGAAACCAGCCACTTCACCAACATACGAACGACGATATGCTTCAGTTGGCATTTCGTTCATTGTCTGACGTGCAGCCAAGTCACCCGCCATGCCGTTATAGTCACGGCTGGAAAGCGCAAAGTTACGACCGTCCATCATGACGCCTTGCTCGTTCATCAGAGCATCAGCTTCTGCGATGTCGGAATAACCGCCAGCAGCAGTGGTGCGCTTAGAAACGATTGTGCCTTGGTTAGACGCAACAGTCAGTGTCGCCACGTTGATGTCAGACGCCAACTTCTGTGCAGCAGAGGAACCAAGACGGTTCTCTTGCAGCTGGTCACGCAGTTCTTTGGCAGTCAAAAGCGCTGTGCTGTGCTTCTGGTAGCCAATAGTTGCGGGAACAGACAACTGAGTGTTGTCACCGAAGTTAGATGTTGCATCTGAACCATCGTAAGATTGCGCAATGTAAGGCATTGGACGCGAGATGGTGTCAGACGAACGCTCCATTTCAGAGCCGTTCGTGTTGTATTTGCTGACCAAAGACGAAAGCACAAGTGCATCGTTAAAGCCTGCAAGGATGTCTTCAAACGCTACGCGTTCTTCTTTTGAAAATGAGTTAGCCATTTTCTACTCCATTAAGTTTAAGCTGATCGCTTCTGCTTCTTATACTGGAAAACCTTAGAATAGTCTCCAGTTCTTTCGGCTTCGGCTCTCAGACGTTCAAGGGTGTTGTCTACCGATCCAGAAGGGCGACCTGTGCCGCTGATCTTCTTTTCTGGCTTCGCTGACGCCTTGCGTTTTGTGACTTTCAAATTGGTCTCCAATTTTGCCACCGCAAAGGCGAACTTCACGGGATCTACAATTGAGGAAAGTTCCTTCGCTTTCTTCGGGTTCTTGCCCAAAGCATAAACGACAAGAGCGGGGTTCTCCGCACCCTGAACAATCATGCCTTGCTGCATCACGCTGAGAGTGTCCTGCACCACATCCTCTGCTGTCTCATAGTCTCTGACTTTAAGATCAGCTTTGGAAGAGTGATAACTCTCCAACTTGCCTTCCCATTCCTTCTGCACAGATTGCTGTTTAGCCTGAATGTTGGCCTGCTGTTCGTCATGCTGTCGCTTCTTTTCATACCACGACGCAAGTTCCGTCTCATATCGGTCGGTGTCGTAATCCGCGCTTTCGAGCGTTGGCTTTTGACCTAGAGGCTGACGCGCAGGCGCTTGCCCTTGCTCCATTCTCTCTAGCTTCTGCTCCAACTCCTTGGCGCGTTTCTTTTCCTCACGATACTGCTTGCGAAGATCGCGGACCCATTCAGGCGCGCGGGCTTCTTCCTCATCTTCAGGGTCAGGCGCTTCCCCATCAATAGTGACAACAACATCAGCTTCGTCTTCAGCTTCAGCCTCAGAAGGCTCGTCCTCTTCAACTTCGCCATCAAGTTCAGCCTCTTCAGCTTCTACTTCTGGCTCATCTTCAAGTTCAAATTCTGGCTCCTCCGCTTCAGTTTCCTGAAAGTCAAAGTCATCGTCTATTTCTGCCTTTTCAATCTGCATTAGATCCTCGTTCAATTCTCACCCATCTTTTATGTGCGTCTGGGCGGCTGACGCATTCCTGGCCCAGTAACTACGTTTTGTAGCTTCTGGGCTGTGTCTACTACGTTCGAGCGCTCTTTCTGTTCAATGCCAGCAAGCGTTTCGATCGTCTTGGCGCGCGTCTCTTCTGTTCGCGCTGCCGTGTATTCTACATCTGCCATAGCCTTCTGTGCCTGTGCCTGAGACTTCGCAGCCTCCGCTTCCAGATACATGGACTGTGGATCAGGCTGACCCTGAAGCTGCTGAAGTTCAGCCATCAGTTCTTCGTTCTCTTGATCTGTAGGCTCAACAACACCCATGCGGATCAGCTTCTTGCGGAAGTATCCACGAACCTCGCCAATGCCCTCGCCTTCCATGTTCATCATGGCCATAGCGCCAAGCACCTGCTGCGTCTCTGGGTCAGTAGCAAGCTGCATCATGCCCATCAGTGAGCGAACAGTTGCAGAACGCTTAGAAGACGATGAAGGGCCAACCTCAACAGATACGTCAAACTTGGCTTTGCTCAGATCGTTCTCATACTCAACTTCGCCTGTTTCAGTGTTCAAGACAGGCTTGCCAAGTTCGATGCGGTGAAGTTCACCCTGCGAACCCATGCCCTTCATCTTGCGACCAGGCTCAACCATCGTGTCACGGGCCATAGAAAGCCAGATCTCACCGCAGCGCTTAACTGACTTGGCCATGTTGCTCATGTAGATGAACGACTGCATGTCCAAACGGTTCTGGATCAACTCAACAGCTTTGCCAGAAATGTTGGTGGTCATTTCCTCGCCAGCTTCTTGGTTGCCCAACAAGTCAGAAATGTCCTGCTCTGTGATCTGCAAGAGACCAGCGAGCGCAGGCGGAACAACAGGCGGCTTGGTGTAGCCGATCGGACCAGCAAGGCTCTCGTTGCCGTTCGCATCTGTCACCGTGTTTAGCAGCAAATACGGATAGTTCTTCAGGTTGTCTTCAGCCCACATCATCTCAAAGCCTGCAACTTGTTCTGGTGTGAACAGTGGCTTTTCAACAGTGGATAGCGCGGAGATTTCGCCCAGCTTAGACAGCTGCATGTTCTTCAGGCGCTGTGCGTCCTTGGCCATGCGAACGTGACCCATGCAACGCTCTACGTTGTCGATGAACCAGCGCTTGCCATAAACAGGCACGATCGGGATTTCTGTCCCTGCGATGTAGCCAGCATCTTCAATGATGCCAGAGCCAGACATAACGTATTTGCGAACCTTGCGGCGCTTCACGCGTTTCTGGCGGATCTCAATAGTGCCGATCGCATCAAGCGTTTCCTCAAGGCTTTCGTCTTCCTCAAAGTCACGCTCGCTGTAGCGCTCTTCTTCACCGTCGATGGTCTGGAATATGCGGATCAGTTCAGACGCCTCTTCGACGCGGTAAACCTCTGCAACGTAAACCATGTCTGGCGTTGCCCAGTCGAACTCATACTGGTGGATTTCCTTGGGCCATGAGGCTGGATCGTCTTCATACTCAGCAACGTAAGCATCGCGCGTCATGGCGGTCAGAACGTAGCACAGGCGCGCATCTGACTTGTCTTGGCGCTTGGCGTCCATATCAAAGAACACCGTGCTGTCAGCGTCATAGATCGGTTCTATGCGAATGCGCTGGTTGTCGTTGTCTTCGTCATATTCGTCTTCATAGACAGTGCGCAGGCGGAATGCACCAAAGCCACCGCCAACAGCCTCTTCAAACGCGTTGTCATACGCCTCATCTGCTGCGCTGTCTTCTTCGTCGGCGCGGAACAGGGCGTCACAGGTGTCTGCCAGCTTGTCATCTTCGTCGCCATCTTTGCTGACGTAATCAACAGTGATGCGGTTGTTGCGATACTCGTTGATAATCCGCATGACCGACAGGTGGATCTTGTTGACCTCAAAGCGTGGCTTGTTGTTAAATTGC